CTGGAATTTCATTATTTCTTTTTAGACCATGAATCTTTCTTACAATTTCAACTATTCTAATATAGACATATTTATCAATCACAATATTATTGGTTCTATCATACAATATAGCTTGACTACAATTATTGCCTAAATCTTTAGTTGCAATTTCAAAGTTTGAAAAATGTATATTTCTTAATATCAATTCCAATGGATTTCTTTTATTATCATCTTTAGTTTCAAAATCCTCTTTTAATAATTGAGATAAAAAAATAACAAATAAATCATAATCTTCGATTTTAGTATAATCAATTTGTCCGATTTCCCATAATTGCCATTTCATATCTGCGGCTACACAAGTCAAAGTATATACTGCATTGAAATATTCTCTTTCACCGTATTCCATAATTTGATTTAATGTAGGCTGCATAATAGAAATCTTAGATGTAATTGGAATGTCTATACCTTTATACATTTTTAATTCATCGTACTCAATCATTTTACACCACCGATAGAATTAATCTTCTAGTTCTTCGTCATCACAAGCAGAGTCATTAAGGTCTGTACCCTTAAACGTCATTTTGCGATATAAATAATCTTGCTGAAACGAACCCTCGATATTGCTAGTCAAGGTCATTTCACCGATACCAAAATTATATTTTCCATTAATTCTTTTATCAATTAAGGTCGAAAGATAATCATTGCGATTCTCTCTTATCTTAGGTATGTTGTCAACAATCATGTGTTTTTCGTGAGATATAATCCAAATTTCAATTGTAGGATTAACATAAAATTTAGAAGAATCGTATAAATTATCAGGTATATTGACCTGAATAGTAATAAAGGTCATAACTTTATTTAAAGTATTCGGGTCTTGGTTATAATCAAAAATATGTGTTCCGATTAACTTTTCCGAATCAGTTACATCGGGGCTGTCAATAGCAGCAACTATATCGTCATCTTTAATAAATTCTTTGATTATCCTTCTTTTGATTTTCCCTATTATGGTACTGTTCGCCATTATATCACCTCACTATAACAATGAATCTATCAACAATATCAATTCAGCATTATACGTTTCAGTAATATCAGAACAGATAATCTTAAATTCTTCATCTACATAATCATCATTGTCAATACTGATTATTAACTTATTACCATCTATTACATAATGTAGCTGGTCTTTAAACTCACATACAATATCCCATTTAATTTGAGTAGATGGAATTTCTACACCAGTAGCATCAAACAACACGCCAGTGAACACCTGTGGACTTCCACCAGATTTAATAATTTTTGTATTATATAAAATAACGCTTTCAATAGGCTCAACAGGAATATCTTCTCTGCTGCTATCTTTATCATGATAATCGCATACGCCCAAATCAATTCTGTCTTTTGCAGAATTAAATTCATACTCACATAATGTTAATCTTACAATACCTTTTCTGCCAGTGTTTAAAGTAGTGGTATCATTTTGAGTAACAATATAGGTAGTAGGCTTCTTCATATTTTTATCTAAGAAAAATCTTTGTGGAGTATCAAGAATAACTGTATTATCATCACAAGGCAACAAAACTGTATGTTGTGACGAACCTACTGTAAAGTTTCTATTAGGTGTTTCACCTGAATTATACTGAGTAGTATTAACGTTATAGCAAGGGTATTCAAGTATTTCTCCATCTGAATTTTGCCATTTTAAAATCCAATTACATAAAGTGAATTTTCCTTGATAATGAATGGTATCAATATTAAAAGCCTCGGTACATAACCAATATTCTTCATCTACTGCATTATAGATTATATCGCCAACTATAACGGGAGTATCATGTAATGTTTGAAATTTAACAGTGACACCATTTGCCGATGAAGAAGTTCTGTGATAAAACCTTATCCCTACAGGAACAACATCATCGTATGACTGTTTCCCCAATTCCCAAAAATATATTTTTTCGCCAAAAGCCGCATCGTCATCAAATGTATTATTCAATAGTTGTTGACTATTGAATATTTTTTCTTTACGAATAGACCCACCAGTTAAATTCATTTTCTTTTTAAATTTTTCAAAAGCACTATCTATCAAAGCAAGTCACCTCCAATTATTTTTTATAATTAGGACTTAACTTACTTGTAGTAAAAGAATTATCTAACCATGAGTACCTAGACAAAAGAGTTTCATTCTCTCGCCTATAAGCATCGTGCATAGCCAACAATTTGTCTAGCATATTAGCGGGACTGTAAGAATTGAAATCACTGGAACTTAAATTGACTTTTAACAATGTCGCTGTTCTTACATAAGTTGAATCAACGTATTCAATCAAAGCAAAATTACTTATGATTTCAATTTCTGTCAAAGATAAATCTACATTAAATTGTTCAAGCGTTTCATCTCTATTGTTTAAATCTTTTCTACATATATGAAATCTTGCAATGGCGGGAGCAATGAAGTCGTGTAAATACTCTTGTACTTCCTCAATTGTCATTAACGGTATTTCATAGCTACGAAATTTAGGCAGCATATTCTCATATATAGCAGTGTACGGAGTTGACACAACTTCTCACTTCCTTTCTTTTATCTACCAAGTATCGAAATTAAATCAAGGTTGAATCTTTTTTCTAATGTCATAACAACATTAATGTCAGACAATTCGCCACTAGCAACAAGATTCTTAATATTATTAAAAATAGAATACTTCAAACCTATATGAACCTTTGTAATTTCATCACAGATTGAAGCTATATTAGCTCTGGTGTAATTTTTACCATCCATAAGAAACTCATACTTTTGATAATTATTTGCAAGACCAAGTTTCTTAATTACTCTATTATCCAACGGCTTCAACCACAGGTCTTTAAAATATCCCTTATAACCACGCCAAAGATTTTTAATAGCCTCCCAAGTCATTATCTCTATATGACCAACTTCATCCCATCTATAAAAATCTCCTGTACGATTATCGCCATAGCTGACATTTGGTATCATTGAAATAACTTCAATTTCGTCACTATCCATAAGTGCATCTGTTACATTATTAGTTGACACAACAGTTGTATCAATATTAGAGGCTACCGAAGTAGCCTCCTTTATTGTATCAATTGCTGTGGATTCAACTATAGTCTTTTTTCTAGCCATATTTCATCCACCTTTCTGATATTGCTTTAATTAATTAAGCGCTAAAATTGAACAGACCAAAGTAATTAGGCAGTACAAGTCCCATACCCATAGCAGTCTGTATCTGGAAATCAACACTCATATCATTATTTTTCTTACCCTCAGTATCAAGGTCAGAACGTGTATCACCTATGTATTCGAGCTTAATAGGCTTTGTATCGCCACCAAGAATGAAAATCTGATTATCATTCAGTGCAAGTTCAAATGTGCCAGATTTAAGTGTCTGAGGGATAATCATAAGAGTATTACCCTCCCAATCGCCAATAGAACCTGTCTGTGCCTTAGCTTCTTTCTGAGAGTTAGCAAACATCTTGTCAGGGATTATACCAGCCAGTTTACGCAGAGCACCCTTTGTACCAGCTATAGTCAGAGAACCATAACCACCAGCAGCCTGAACCAAATCGCACAGCTCACCCACTGCTGCCTCAGTATTACCAGACTTAACAAAATCAGCAGGAACAGCGTTAGCAACGTTCTGGAACTGAGCATACAGCCTATCCTGAATATACTTATTTACAGACTTATAAACCTTGTCAAGTAGCTTTTCAAGAGGAGTAATGCCTAACAGGAAACGCTCTAAATCTTCATAAACGTGAATGTAAATCCACTCTTTGGGGAGTGTGATTTCTTCGCCAAGGTCAACAGCCTGCCTGTTAGTGTCCCAATGATTACCAGCGAATGTAGCTACTGAAAGCAGACCGCCCTCAGAATAGAAAGCTGTTTCATCGCCCATTGCCCTATTTTTAACTTCTACGAAAGCATCAATAAAAGGCGAACTTAAAACATTTTCACTAATAGAAGTCGTTACAAGTTCCTCAACAATCTCAAAGATTACGACACTATTACGTCTGTACGCCTGGAACAATGTCTTGCCTTGCAGTATATCATTATTAATTTTATTTCTCAAATAGTTTTCAAGGTCTTTCTTTGCTATCTTTTCGCTATCTATATGAACTGCATAATCATCTCTAGCGAGGTCAAGTGCAAGGTCAAATACCTTTGCTTCATCTTTTGTAAAATTAACTCTAGCCTTCATAATTGTCACTCCTTCCTATTACACAGTAACTTCAATAATTTTGATTTCATACATTTCTCTCTTGTAACCGTATGTATTTGCTGTAGTTATAAGAGTACCGCCAGTAATCCTCTTACGCATAATCTGACCTACAATAACACCAGTAGGCTTTGTAGTAGCGGCTACCAACTTGCCAGTTGTCCCATCAATAGAAACATATACAGGTGTAGCTGTGAAGTCAGTTGCACCAGTTACCACAGACTGTGTTGCAGAAGTAAAGCCGTCAATAGAATTTGCAAATTCGTCATTCTTTCTAACGACTCTAGCCCTGAATCTAGTACCAGCTTTAATAATAAACTTATCCTTTCTCTGATTGGTTCTCCTGCAAGTATCAGCATCCCAAACGGGATTATCTACAACTACAATATCACCAATCTTCAATCCTGCCTTAGTACCAGGCTTGAAATTATAAGTTACAGCTTCACCAGTTGCAAGACCATCAAGATAACCGAAAGTACCATTTTCGATATCCTCAGTTGCTACCGCATCAAAAATTCTTTCAGCATACTTGGTACTAGCCATGTTAGTTGACTCGAAAACATTTGCCATATAAATTCCTCCTTGTTAATCCATTTTTCTTAATTAGTCAAAAAATGCCAGTGATAACCATAAGCTAAATTGTATTTGCCTCTACAGCAATTTCCTACATGGCTATCACAATAACCATCTTTTTTCACATCAGTTATTTTCTCATAAATCTTATTTGTTTCTACACAAATAACCTTTTTATACCGTTTTTTATTTTTTCGATAATTTAATGTGTAATCACACAAACCAATTTGTTTTGCTTTCTTTAGATTAGATATAACGCTGCATATATGTATTCCAGTTCTTTCTGATATTTCTTTCGTATTCTTTATACCTTTGTTCCATAGTTCAGCGCATTTAACGACATTGGATGTAAATGTAAAGTAAAAACATTCATTCCAATCAATATCCGATAAATCAAAGATAGTAGATAATAAACTTCCTTTAATGGATTGCATTATATATTCTTTAGTAGAATATCTACAATCCAACTCAATGTAGTTCATTATCCCATTGGATAAAGCATTATTTCTTTTTGACTTATCATTATTCTTTTCATCATCAACCGTTCTAGTAAGTCTATTCGCTTTATCAAATTTAAAACTGCGTTCATAATGCTGTATACCATTTACCTCAATTATCATAGAGTAATATGGTAAGTAAAAATCATATCTTTTATTATCAGACCATGCCGTTGTACTGTCATAAATAAAATCAACTCCTAATTGGTTTAATAATGAATATACAAATTTTTCTCCAAAACTCATACCATCTTTGCAATTAGGGCATGGCAAACCTTGTTCTTTGACATTTTTAATTATTTTATTTTTTATAACAGTTTTACAATTTGGGCAGACCCAATCAACTTTACTACTACTACCATCAAAGTATTTATAGCCATCTTCTTTGTTTAGCAACATTCTCGCTAATTGTGGATTCGTCGTCCACATATCGGTTTCGCCCTTATAGACCTTTCGACAACTGCAATAAGGACACGGTTTCTGATTCTGATAGATAGTAACAGGCGTTGTTTCAAAAATATGATTTGAATTGTTACCGCATTTAAATTTTATCTTTTTATGTATTCCCTTGTATTCTTCAAGCGGGATATGAGTAATATTACTATCTTTTAGCCTTTGTAAAAATACATCATTAGTTAGCATAAACATTCTCCTTCTAAAACAACAATTACTAAAACAAATATTGACTTTTATCCTTTTCCCACAATACTAAAGCATCCTTTAGGTATTGATTATTTTTGAAAATAAAAACCAAAAATCCTTTAGATTTTTGGTCACAATCAATCCTTATTAGCTTACAATTATGTTCAAGTAAATAGTTTGCCAAACGTTTACCTTTGCAGCAAAACAAATTATTATTCATACAGCCCACCCTTCCTCCATTCATTATTATCTATTAACAGGAATGTCGCCATACTTGGTAGCAACATAGCCTTGTCCATCGTTATCATCATCCTGTATGTCAGGTATTCCTATAACAGCGTTCTTAGTTTGCTTGTTAAAATTAACACCCTTGTTCTTTCTGAACAGAATTACAGAACATTTCTGTTCAATTTCATCTACTGAATAATCAGCCTTGTTGTCTTTTATAGCAGAAAACTCCTCACAATCAGACAAGGCAGATTCAAACTGTGCAAGCATTTCATCTTTCTTTGCACAAAGTTCTTCGTCAGCTTTTTTCTGTGCTGCTGCTACAAATTCCTCATACTTAGGTTTAAGTTCATCAAGTTCAGCCTTTGCCTCTGTATAATTTGTTTCGGCTACCTCTTTTGCAGATATGGCTTCGTCCTTTTCTGCAATTGCGTTATTCATTGAAGCCTCTGCTGCCGATACTTTTTCAAATGCAACATTTTCAATTTCAGCGACACAATCACCAAAATTCACAGTGCTATCAGTATTAGTAGCATCTCCCGAATAATCTTCAAACACAATCTTCTTTCTTGTAGCAGTTTCAAAATTAATAACAGGCTTGTCTCCATCCATAGAATATTTGAGTCCGTAATAATCCCAATTATTGCTTCTATCCATTACAATTACTTCATCGTTCTGTATATCAACAAGGGTATAGCGAGAAACTTCATCGCCCCATCTGTCTTTGATTTTTTCAAAGTCTTTTACAATATTGGAAATATCATTAAATTGACTCATAACAGAAAAATTTTCCTTAGACATATTTTCATTACCTCCTACCTTATTTTTTTGTTCTTTCATTATTTTTTCAAACAATGAATATTTATCACTAATTTCACTTTGAATATTTTTTACAAAATCATTCATTGTAAAATTAACAACTTCAACTGTTGAATTAATCATTGCGGGTTCATACGAATTACCAAGAATACAGCTTGCTCTAAACGAAAACCTAGTCATTACAAAATTTCCATTGTCATCTTCATAACCATCGTAAGAGTTTTCGTCTTTCTGAAACAATTCCATAGATTGGCTTTTAATTCCATCTCTCTGAACAATGTCATAGCTATCTTCAAACATATTCCACATAATACCCTCGACAACTAAAAATGTTCTTGTTTCTCCATCATCACAAAGTCGTTCTTCATAATGAGCATTGTTTTCATCTTCCGAAAGAATGACACCATAGGCTGAACCTTTGTATTTTTGTCTTACTCCTTTGTCATCTTTAGTAATAACAAAACGGTGGTCAGAAAAATCATTCTCTCCTGTGTTCTTATCCTTTTCTATAAAGCCTACTATTGGGCAATAAGCCAAACTAGGAATAGCTGCATCAACAACTTCTTTGTTAAAAATACAACCGTTAAAGTTTAATCCTAAGTGCATAAGATATATTTTAACTTTTGTTATTCTCTCGTCTGTATCAGATAATTCATAATTTGCAATTTTTTCAACCAGAACAGGTAACGATACACCATTTTCCTTAGTCATAATTCATCACCACCTATCCATCATTTTTATCTCCGTCTGCTGTTTTCTCTCCCTCGTCACTCAGAAGTTCTCCCTTATCATCATTAGTGGGTCTGCCTACTTCTCCGTTAGTCGATGAATTGAAAGCAGATGATAGCTGTACAAAATTATTTTGAAAATCAAAAATATCTTTATGCAAAATAAAAGACCCCATTGTACGACTTGGAGTCATACCTAATGAAGCCAACCATTTATCGACAACCGTAGCGCCCAAAGAAATCGCTTCTTTGTATCGTTTGCTAACAGCATCACGATTAAATATTGTAATATCAAGCAAAGTAAATGCAAACTTGAAAGTTGAGTTATTATATTTTTTCAACTTGATATACCGATTGCACCAACGTTCAAATTGACGATATATGCCATATATAAATCCTGCATCGTTCTCAACAGATAAAGTCAAAGCGGTACTTGTCGAAGCGCCATTGAATAAATCTTTAGGAATACCAGCCGAGTTGTACAATTCACTTATACCATCGGAAACATTATTTGTTGTATTGTTTGAGTCCTTAAAGCTAATAGCCTCGCCATTTGAACCCAACGTATAAATCAATCCCACGTCATCAGATAAACTGTCTCTGTTGATATCGGCAAAAATACTGAGAAGTTCAGGGGAGAGCAATGGCTTATCTACCGTAGATTCATCAATAGGAACTTTAATCATAATTGCTTTATAATTATCTGTTCTAGCAGACTGCAATTTGAGTTTCTTATATATATCTAGGTCTAAAATATCTTTTATCATACCAATCATCAAAGGATAAGGATAAGTCCATTGAGAATTAAACTTCACACATATTTGTTTATCAGCGGGCGGCAGATACCATTTACCTATTTTCCCATCTTCAAAATCCAAATACGCTTGTTGAACATAATCAGGATAAGCAGAAAGATTTTTGGCTTTAATAGCTGCTAAGTTAATATCAAAATTATATAGACCATCTTGAACCTGATAAAGTCTACAAACCTTATAATCTATTTCTTGAAAAAAGAAATCTGTGTTATTAGTGTTTTCAACAGTAAGTCCACAATATATATCTTGATATGGCAACACTTTCATTATCTTTGCAAACTCATGTTTTAAATTCATGTTTTCAAAACGAGTAGCAAGTTTGGCATAAGCGTTTTTTAAAGTGTCAATCTTTAACTTGTTACTATTCACATCGTATAAATCTATCCACCAACAGAAAAGAGCCATATTACTGTAGTACATACACAATCTGTAATAATGAGGTGAAATGTGCATCAGATACTTAGATAATTCTAGTAACATTCTCCAATGTCTAACAGGATGGTGCATTGCATGAACAGCATCTTCCAAGCTAATATGCCCTATATATCCAGTGTCCAATATCTGTGTCTTGGAACATAAATCACTAACCATCAATCTTTTAAATGCAGTACGGTCTATATTCCCTGTTTTTAGAGACTCTAAAAAATTATAATTATCCTTTTCATATTGCTGCTTGTTATATATAACTTGATTTTTAGTCTTGTTCTTTTTTGAGTTCAAAGCCATCACCTCCTGTTAGTACATATTAGGTTTTCTGTTTAATTTTTGATATGCTTTCGCCATATCAGTTATATCTCTTTCAGTCTTAGGTTTTCTCAATATGCTGATTTCAAGTTGGTTCATTATATAATAATTATACGCAAGTGAACTATATCGGTCTTTTCTCGCCCCTGACAGTTCGTAAATTCTTATATTAGTACCCTTAATTTCATGCTGTAGTCTAATCAATTCATATACTAAAAACGTTGTTTCGATATAAGGGAGTTTATATTTTACTTGTTTGTCAGCAATCATTTTGTTATAACCCTTAATTTGAGTTCTCAATTTTTCTTCAATCTCCAATTCAGAAACCAAAAGATTTATATTATTATTTTTAAAAGCAGAACGAAGTAAAGTACATATCTTAGTATTGAACGTTTCGCTTGCCTTAATAGGGTGTATAACTTGTGGCGCTTTATCAACAGGACAACGTTCTATCATAGCTTTATCGTTACAGGTTAGTCTGCTTATACCTAACGCTGGGTACACCTTACCTAATTCATCATCGTACATATCTTGTACTAACAAATCAAACACGCCCTGTCCTGCACCAGCGGCATCTATTACCAAATCTGTGCATTTATAAGCATCGAATAACCTTCTTACTTTTAATGCCAATTTGTTTGTTAATAATCCTTCGTGAGATTCAAGATACACAATGTTTGCTGTATATGTATTTTTATTTGTAGGAATAGCATCGTTAATAATAATCGAACTTGCATCGTTCTTGTGCTTTTTAGAAGCCATAAGTGCTATGTCCACAGACAATATTCTTCTTTCGTTGGTAAGCAAATCTTGTATCTTAGAAAATTGTTTGTCGTATTGGTCAGGTGGGTATAATGCTGTTTGCAATTTTCTGCAATTAGTAACTGTTTCAGAACTAAAGAAACTTTCTTCGCCATCACCTATTGGCAAACAACACATTTCCATAGAGAATGTCATTTCATCAAAATCTGACTCTGACATTTCATCTTCAATTTCTACTCTTTTTTTCAAGCCTTCTTTAATAGCCATTTGATAAGGTATAGCACAAACAAAATATCCAGGTCTACCACCCAATAAATTAACTGTATATGCTTTAGATTTTTCATAACTCCAATGAGATTTAAACCAAGC